CACAACCGATCTTTACTAGCCTGACAGCATCTAGCGCGGTGGCAACAGATGCCTCCAAAGGGCTTATAAGCGTCACAAATACGGGTACTGGTAACAATGTATTAGGTACTGCGCCAACCATCTCCTTGCCTGTTATAGACAACATTAAGATGGGTTATTCGACCACCGCAACGGCTGCGGGGACTACCACCTTAACAGTATCAAGTAACTATCGCCAATTCTTTACTGGTTCTACCACACAGACTATTGTTCTTCCTGTTACTAGCACCTTGGTAACGGGTATAGCGTTTGAGATTGAAAACAACTCTACTGGTCTACTAACAGTTAATTCTTCTGGTGGTAACTTAGTAGGAACTATTCCCGCAGGCGTTTGTGCTCATGCGGTCTGTATTGGTACTACGCTAACTACGGCAGCTGATTGGGATTGGGATTACATCTCAACCACAACAATCACAGGAACAGGCTCAAATGTCTTAGGTACTAGCCCTACGATCAACAACCCCACAGTTACTAACTATGTGGAAAGCGTTGTAGCAATTGGTAACTCAAGCACCGCTAAGACAATAGACCTGACTAGCGGAACTGTTCAGACTTGCACATTAACAGGCAACTGCACATTTACAATGCCCACAGCGACTGCGGGTAAATCGTTTATCCTGATTTTGTCTACGGGCGCGGGGTCGTTTACAAGTACATTTACAAGTGTGAAATGGCCTAGCAACACAGCCCCCACAATTACGACTACGGCAAGCCGTTGGGATATTTTGACATTTGTTGCTGACGGCACGAACTGGTATGGCAACTTTGCACAGGCATACCAATAATGTTTGCTAGTAAAGATGTATTTTTAACCCCTCCTGCTACTGGTGGCTACACAATCAGCCGCAGTGTGCGTTTGCGTTCAAGTGCGTCTGCTTATTTCAATCGGACGTTTGGTACTCCAACTAACAATTTGAAGTGGGCGTGGAGTGGTTGGGTTAAACGTGGGAAATTAGGGGTAACAGCATCTTTACTTGATGCCACTCCAGATGCTTATGCTTTTAATTGGGCAAACCTTTATTTCACCACAGCCGACAAGTTACAGTTTGAGCAATATTCAACAGGATATAACGTGCGTGTGATTACGGATGCGGTCTTTCGTGACCCATCTGCTTGGTATCACATTTTCTTTATTTATGACTCGGCCAATGCAACCGCAAACGACAGAGTGCAGATTTGGGTGAATGGAGTTCGCCAGTCAGTAACTTACCTTACAGGACCTTTTGCCATAAACACCGCATCAAAGATAAATGTTAATGGAACTGTGCATCGTGAAGGGGTTTATTCCACAGATTACGCAGATTGTTATTTGGCAGATACCTACTTCATTGATGGACAAACTGTAACATCATCATCCTTTGGTGAAACCAATGCTGTCACAGGCGTTTGGCAACCTAAAAAGTACGCTGGCACATATGGGGCAAATGGCTCTTATCTGAACTTCTCAGATAACAGCAACAACACAGCGGCAACCATTGGCAAGGACTATTCAGGCAACGGCAACAACTGGACACCTAACAACATTAGCGTGACTGCTGGTGTTACCTATGACAGCATGACCGATGTGCCTACGCTGACAAGTGCGACTGCGGCTAACTATGCGGTCTATAACCCATTAAAACTTGGGTCAAGTGGAACTTGGACAGTTACTGATGGAAATTTGGCGGCTTCTAATTCTGGTTCAAGTAGTTATTCAATTATTGCTAGTTCAATTGGAGTTTTATCTGGTAAATGGTATTTTGAGTTTACTGCGACAAATGTAGGTAGCGGTGGAAACTTAGACATTGGTATCTTGCAGGATGGAAATTCTTTTGGCGGTTCTGGCGGGTCGGCTTCGTCTATCGGACAGTTTGCTACGGGTTATTGTTATGAAAGTAATGGAACTGTATATAACAACAATACTTCTGGCGGTTCATATTCGTCATTTACTACAAATGATGTAGTCCAAATGGCACTTGATTTGGATAACAACAAAATTTATTTTGGTAAAAATGGTACTTGGCAAAACTCAGGCAATCCAGCGGCAGGCACGGGTCAAATTTATTCGGTTAGCGCAGGGACATACTTTGCCGCTATTGGTAGAGCATCAGTCTCTTCTCAAACTGGAGCGGCAACAGCCAACTTCGGTCAACGCCCATTCACCTACACACCCCCAACTGGCTTTGTTGCACTAAACACATATAACCTACCCGCTAGCACGATAACTAATGGTGCTAATTACATGGCGGCAAGTACATACACAGGTACAGGTGCTACACAGACTATTGCAAACAATGGCAATAATGCTGGTGCTATTTCATTTCAACCTGATTTTGTTTGGGTGAAAGGTAGAAGTGGTGCTACTGACCATGCGTTATACGACTCTGTACGAGGCACAACAAAAGATTTGGTAAGTAACAGTACAGCCGCAGAAACTACGCAAGCAACAGGTTTAACAGCGTTTGGTAGCACAGGATTTACTATTGGTGCATTAGCAAAAATGAACACCAATACAGCGACTTATGTCGGATGGCAATGGAAAGCGGGAACAACATCCTCATCCAACACTAACGGCTCTATCACATCAACTGTAAGTGTGGGTGCTACGCAAGGCTTTAGCGTGGTGACATGGACTGCAACAGGCTCTGCTTCAACTGTTGGTCATGGATTAGGCGTTGTGCCAAACATGATTATTGCCAAATCTCGTATTGGTTCATGGGATTGGAAGGTCTATCACACATCTATTGGTAATACTGGTGCGGTAACTTTGAACACAACAGCGGCAACAGACACATATACATATTGGAATAACACCTCACCAACATCAAGTGTATTTTCAATCGGCACAAGCGGCTCATTAAATACAAGCACCAACACAATGGTTGCCTACTGCTTTGCCGCAGTAGCAGGGTATTCAGCCTTTGGTTCGTACACAGGTAACGGGTCTACTGATGGGCCTTTTGTGTACACAGGGTTTAGACCAAGATTTTTCTTGTTCAAAAGGACAGATTCAACGGGTAGTTGGGGCATATATGACACCTCAAGAGACACATATAACGGAGCACAAAAAAGACTTTATCCAGACCTTAGCGATGCAGAATTCACAGATGCCGCAATAGATTTCTTATCTAACGGATTTAAAATTCGTTCAACAACCGCTGGATATAACGCAAATGGAGGCACGATTATTTACGCTGCCTTTGCCGAAAACCCATTCAAAAATTCACTTGCGAGGTAACTCATGTTTTTACTCAACGGCAACCCTTTACCACTTGACACACCTTTTGAGGTGAATGGCACTTCATATCCTGCCAACTGGCTACGCCTTACCTCACTTGCTGAGAAACAAGCAGTAGGCATCACAGAGGTAGCAGATGAGACTACCCACTACGATGACCGCTTCTATTGGGGTGCAGATAATCCTAAAGACCTGACAAACCTAAAAAAGAACTGGACTGCTCAAGTCAAGGACACGGCAAACAAACTATTGGCTCAGACCGATTGGATGGTCATTCGCAAGGTAGAGCGTGATGTTGCTATACCTACGGCTACGGCTACCTATCGTGCTGGTGTGATAACTGAGTGCGCAAGGCTTGTTGCTGCAATAGCTGGTGCAGCCGATGTGCCAGCATTGATCACCGTTGTGACCAATCAAAACTGGGGTGAGGCATGACACACCAAGAGGAAACTGTAGGGGCTATTGCTGCCAAGGTAGCACCGCCAGTAGGCGTGTCATTGGCGACTGTATATGGCTATCAGGTCAGCGAGCTGGTGCTGTGGGCTACGCTTGTTTACACCATTTTGATGATTGGTTTAAAGCTATACCAAATCTACAAAGAGGTGAAAGATTGAACCTACTCTCATCTTCGCTGGATGCAAGCTCGCCTATGAGGGAATCAAGACGGCAGTTCAGGCGTATCAGGACCTCAAGAAAACTGGGGGTGAGGTTGCAGGTATCGCTGGTGAGGTCGGTGGGTTACTCTCGAAATTCTTTCATGGTCAAGACCAGCTAGAAGAAGACTACAAAAAGAAGACAGAAGAGACTAAGGAGTTAGCGAAGCAAGGCAAGGTTAAGAATGTAACCATGCAAGCGATTGACAATGTAATGCACGTCAGGCAGATCAGACAATATTACAAAGACCTTGAGCACATGGTTAGATACGAGTTAGGTATGCCTGACTTGTGGGTAGAAATACTCGAAGAGAGAGACAAGCTCATTAACGAAGCACAAGAGCTTGAGCTGCTACATAAACAAGCCCTTAGACAGGCTGAGTTAAAAAGACAAGAACGTCTTAAAAGAATCAAACAGAAAGTACATATATACATAGCTAGTGTAATTGCATTAGTT